TTTCAGTGTTTTGAGAACGGTAAACCGAACCTAAACCTGGTTGTGTTGTGATCACCGTACTTGTTGCTATGTCGGTCTCTCCTAATTTAGATGACCATAACTCATAGTCAATAGAATCTGTCTCAATTACAAGAGCATATTCTGTATCATTTTGTAGATATACTGGATAATCAAATCCAAAATGTGTAGGAGTGGTAGATTCTGTAACACCCTCTGTATCAACCGCTACACCCATTCTAACTGCTGGTGTATCTATTTCTATAAAGGTTTGTATTTCACACCCTCCAGCACCATTTCCAACGCCTTTCACAACAACTGATGGTGCTTCTGTATATCCAAATCCACTAAGTGCTACTTCAGCATTATAAATTTTACCACCAGAAACTTCTATGTTTGCTGTAGCAGTAGATCCACCAGGTAATTGTGGACTTTCAATAGTAAGAATCGCACTGTCATAATTTACACCAGTATTTGTAATTCTAATATCAGATAATTTACCACTATCTTTTACAATAGAAAGAACAAAATCTGTACCACCTGTATCATTAGCAAGAGTAACGGATGGAATAATTAAATCCTCATTTTGTATAAATGATTTACCATTATGGTTACTAAGAACTACAGTATATACTTGCTCATTTGTAAGACTATATCTACCAGATGCTGTAGCAACTAACTCTACATTATTTTTATCAAACACGGATAAAATAGGACCTGAGGCAGATGAAGATGCACCAGTGACATTTTCACCTCTAAGTATTGACATATTGCCACTAGCAGCACATTTTAAAAATGTATTTGGTGTTAGTGTTTTCTCACTGCCAGGTACAATATTTTTTGCTGGTTTTTCAGCATCTACATTTGAAATGTATGTTTTAATTGGAATTGTAGAACTTTTCTTATTAAAGTATAAATCAACACCAGTTATAAAACATCCACCATCTAAGTTTTCTATCTTAAATGTCTGTGCAAGAGGATTAGGTCTTACAGGATTATCAGTATTACTTTCAATTAACTGAACACCTTCGTTAGATTTAAAGATAGATGGTTTTGTAGAAACAATACTAGAAGGATTTTCTGGAAGAATACCAGTAGCATAATATTTAACCTCTGTATATGTGTCAACTTCTGTTTTTGCAACATTGGTAGAACTAGATGTAAATCTAAATGTAAGAATTCCTGTAGTAAAATTCAATGCCTCTGCCGATTCATCATATCCAACAGTATCAATATCTCCACCCCAAACAGCATTTTCATTTGGTGGATAACCAGATGGTAGAATAATCAAACCAGATGCATTACCATATTCATCAGTTGTTATAGGACCGTTAAATGCTGATAAAGAGTTTCCTGCAATACCAGTAAATCTAAGATCAGGATTTATCCAACGACTAATATCTCTTCCTTCCAAGAATACGTAAATTCTTGTGTTAGGTTTCATTCTACCAATTTTAAATTTGATAGGTTTACTTCTTGCAAAGAACGATAATGATGTAGATACAATACTATCTCCCACAGATTTAGTTTGCAATCCTTTACCTACCTCATTATTTTGAGGACTGATATTAGAAGAACTTCCAACAGATGCACTTTGTACAGATGTATTAGCAACTTGTGTATTTACTTCACCCAATGAATTAATAGCAGTAAAGGATGAAGTAGCACCCACCCAGTTAATAACAAACGAGTTATGTAAACTAGAAAAACTTTCTTTTACACTTTCTTTTGCCAAGAATATATTGAATAGATCTGTATTTGTATCTACGACAACTGGTTCTATACTGTTGTCATACCACTGATCTATTGATGGAGATACATCACTATCACCAACATATTGCAATACAACAAATGGATTTGGATTTACTTTATTAGAAGCAAAACTATTACCTAATAGAGACAATGGAGAATATGGAAGTGTTACCATATGTCCTGATTTTTGATATCCAGAAACTGATCTTTGATCTTCTCTTGTATTAACCTCTATTAAATTTATAGAGTCTTCTTTTGATTGTGGACGTAATACAGATTGTTGAGCGTCAACAGCACAACGATAATCTAATGACTTAAGATTACCAACTTTATGTGCCTCAAAATTATCGACAACAAAACCAGACTTAAATCTGTCTAGACCAATCTCATCCTTAACTTGCATGTTAAGTGCTTGCTGTTCTAGTATGCTAAGTGTGGTATAGTATTCTAATCTTTCAATACGTTTTTCTAACTTACCAATGTCACGCATTGTGTAACGACGATTGTCTACAGGTGTGACTCTTACGTCTTTACTTGTTGTTGTAAATGCAGGAATATATGCATAAAAGAGTGGCACTGCATCTTCTATCATATCTGGTTTAGTTGGGTTAAGAGAAGAGTTACCCTCATTAACCACAAAATTACCTTTCTTATCCAAGAAAATACCATCAATACGATCTAAGTATTGAACTTGACTGAATGAGAATGTGTACTCTAAATTTTTATCAGGGGCAGGACTACTTGCAACAATAGCACCAGCACCAGCAAAGGATCCATCGGTTCGTTCTAGTGTAGATGTATCAAGGAAACCTGGTATAATAGCAGTGCTATCTACCTTTGGTCTGAAGTCAATTACATTTTTAAGTTCTGTAATACCAAGAACAGATGAATCAAATGATGGAATTTCATCTTCTGATACTCCTGCTTCGTGTAAGTAACTGTCGATAGTACAGAAGTCTCCTTGTGAATGCTCAAAATAATCAAAAGATATAACAAGTTGACCAGTGGTTTCTTCAAAACCTGGTTTTAGAACAATACGTGATACATCATATATTGTGTCTCTCTGTCCATCATCAAATGTATATCTTGATGTTACATCAGTACCAGAAATTATATTACCAGCAGTATCAATCTCAGGAGGTTGTGATGATGTTCCTTCATAAATGTAGTTTAACTTAAATGCATCTGAATAAGATAAAATTTCTACAACTTCTGTATCATAATCAGTTCCTCTTAATGGAACAACTCTGTCACCAGCAGATGTAACTGTAATTCTCTTATTCTTTACTACAGTTTTAAGTCTTGGTTTTGCGTTAGATACTTCAAGAGTAGCAGTTAATTTAAGTTTAGGAAAAGCACCATTGGTTGGTATATCTCCAAAATATGATGATGTTAACTGAAGACTGATACTACCAGATGTAAGACCACTAGCAGTGTCTGTAGCAGATGAAATATCTACAACGTCTTCTGGAACATAAATTACATCACCTTTAACAATGTCAGGTGCATCGCCAGGATCTAACACAGTGATAACATAATTCTCTTCAGTAAATGCAGCAAATCTTTGTGTACCAAATGGTAACTGTGCAGCAAATGTAATTGTACCACCACCTGTAGTTGCAGTAGTTACAAAATCTCTACGGAAATAATACTTGATCTTAGTATCATCTCCACCAGCAGAAATTTTAGACACTTGTTTACTACCAGTAGAAAACAACAATGTGCCACTTGCAGAATTGTCTACTATAGGACGCAATCTCACGATACTAGCGTTAGTAACTGCACCTGGTAAAGCTGTATCTAAGTAAATTCTAGATTTATATGATCCTTCTTGTTGCGTAGCAAATTGTACAATAGAACGAACTAAATTATTACTATCATCAGAAAACTGCACCAGATCTCCCTGTTGTACAGCAGTAGATGCATCAGCACTAAAACTTGTTGACTCTATAAACGTAGATCCTTGAGAACCAAAGAATGTGTAATCAGTAACAGTTTTAATTTCAGAGAATTTTTGACTATCTACAACAACATCAGCAGAAAAAGCATTTGCATTTCCAGATCCATAAGAACAACCAATGGACTTTACATTTTGTGGTGTGTATGTAGTAACTGTATCTCTATACAAAATTGGAACAACACTTGCAGCAGAGTTAGGAGCAGATGCACCACTAGGATTCTGTACAGTCACTGCAGGAGGTTGAGCATACTCAATACCTACAGCAGATCTATTTGCAATAGATGCTTTGTAAATTTTACCATCTGTGGTTCTTAATAGTTCTACTTTAGAACTATCAAATTCTAATCCATTAATTAATAGAGTAGCACCATCTGCATATCCTAATCCTCTATTTTGAACAACAAAATGAGATATTGTATTTTCTCTTGCAATTTTTACAGTTACACCACCCTCATCCCTAATTGTTTCGCCAGGTAAAAATCTTCCTGATAATGTTTTAACAAATAGAATAGTTCCTGTAGTATAAACACCAGATGCGGTTCCTTCTACAACACCATAAGCACCACTGTTAATACCAAATACATATTTACCTTCATCAAAAGCACCAGTACCAGTAGGAACTGATTCTAATATAATCTTAGTAAAAAATTGAGGATCAAAATATGAAAATCCAAATGTAGTATTGTATGCACTAGTTCCAGCAGCAAGACGACCTCTAGAAAGAACAATATCTGAATCAGAATTAAATCCAGAACCTCTTTGTTTCAAAAAGAAATTATTTGGTTTTACTTTACCTATTACAGGAGTAATTGTAGGTGAATAGTCTACAATAAATCCAAATTCATCTCCAGAGTTATTAGTTTGTGCAGCTGCCTCAGTTAAGAAAATTTTTCTTTTAAATTCGTCATCTGATAAATCATACTCCAACAATAAAGACTCTAATTCATTTTTAGAACCGAATACTGTAAGTTCTAAAAATTGAACAGATGTTGATGGATTAATAAGTGGTTTATTAGTAGTGGCAAAAGATAGTGTTTTAAAAGAACCAACTGCTGTTGGAGTACCAAGATCACTTCTTGTTTTAATAAAATAAAGAGTTCCAAATTGACTTTCAAATGTCGCATCTGTAACAGAACCTATAAGTGTAGTTGTATTTGTTATTTGAAGTGTAATTGTCCTAATACCATCATTAGGAGTAAAATTAAGACCTCTTCTACTAATTGTTTGTCTATGATCTGTAGACAATTCTGTATTATTCAATCCTACAGAACCATCATTGAATGTACTATACAAAAATGTATCGGGATATGCAGTAAGATCAGATCCTTCTTTGTTTAAAGGAACACTACCATATACATTAGTAACACTAAATGATGGAAGACCTCTTGATTTTAGATTTACATTGTCAGTAGAAAGACTTTCTCTTGCTTTATTAATTTCAAGATACTTAGTCTCTTTATTGACAATCTCATAACCTTTAATATATGCTTTACCTGGTCCTATGCTTGCAACCATCTTTCTAGAAGATTCAGTTGCATTATAACCATTGTATAGACCAAATTCATCTACAGCATATAAACCTCTATTACTACCTTTCTGTGCCCACTCTCTTATGTCTACAGAAAAATTATCTACAACATAGTCACCAGACTCGTCAAATGTTCTACGAGCAAGTGTTTGTTCTAATACACTGAAATCTGTAGACTCTACCTTTCTCTGAATTACTCCTCTTGATACTGTAAGAAGTTGTATAAAGTTCTTATCAGTGATTGCATTAAGAGCAAACTCTTTTAATATGAGAGATATTTTTAATCTATGTCCGCCAGGTGCAGTATAGTTAGATGATCCTATTGCATTATCATATAATGATGGATCTTCCTCTGGAGTAATAATCTCTTCTTTAATTGTAAAACCAACCTTTGCAGATGGTTTATTATAATATTCATCAATAACTAAAAGTTCTGCATCACAACGAACAAAGTAACCATTAACAAAATATATACCCTCTTCTACTTTTACAGCAGAACCAAATCCCATTGCAGGACTTTCTAATGATGTTACCTCACCTGTGTCAGGATTTGTTACTTGAATACTGGTTGGTAGAACACTACCATCTGTACCTACAACGAGTAAAGGAGTATTGACGCCATCAATTACTTCTAGAGTCTCACCTTGTCTAAAAGTAGTCTCAGTGTTAGACGAACCACTGTTGACGTAATTTACAAACAAAGTATCTGCTGTGCTTTCCGTTGCCAGTTTCGTAGAAACAATTCTTCCCTTGACACCAGAAGTTAACCCAATAAGTTCTTCTCCAACTAATTGAGATATATCGTATTTTTTATAAACAATATTGTTATTACCATCGTTTACTGCAACTTCTGAAACAGATGATAATTTTACGTAATCTAATTTTGTGTTAAGTCCTACTTCACCAGGAATAACAAGTTCGCCTTGCTTAAAGGCATATTTTCCAAAGCTCTCTACTTGATTTTGAAGAATTGATTGAACCTGTGTTAATTCTCTACCTTGGATAGAATAGCCAGGTCTGAAAAGAATCTTATAAAAATTCTTTTTCGCATCAAAATCTTCGTAGTATGGGCTTACGTTTAGGTTCGTCTTTTGAGGCATCTTACTCCGCCAATAATACTAGTATTCTCGTCATATTATTTAGCGAAGTTTTTTAATGCTTAGAATTCAATTACTAACTTGATATCTTCGATCTGGTCAGGAGCACGAGTGATTAGTCTTCTGTTCTCAACATAAATCACATCACCTGAGTTATTTTCAATCTCAGGAGCAGCAAGTCCACTTGAGAATGTAACTCCTAACAATGTTGAACCGTAAGAAGTATCTACAGTACCTGATGCAGTAGAAATTTCTCCAGTAATTGCATTAGAACCATTTGACTCAAATGCTTTTACAACACCACTATCTGTATGTGCATCGTTTGTTTGGATGTACTTAAGAACACCAGCAGTTGTAGAACCACTATCTAATGTCCATGATACAACTGTACCATATGCTGTACCACCAGTTACAGTCTGTGTAATCTTCTCGTCAACGGAGAAGTCTGCGGTAGCACCTGTAATTTTAACTGCTTTTAATCCAGATAATGTATCAGCAGTTGAGAATGTTGTTGTACCCCAGTTGAATGGATCAGCAATAATACCAATTCTACGGAAGTCGTTATCTACAGGGAAGTCTCCAGAACCTTCAGAGTATGTAAGACGAATGTTAGTCATAACACGCTTACCATTTAATTCTGTCTCATGATCAGAACCATGACCACCTTCTGGTGCCATAATTATTTCGATTGCACCAACAGCAGAAGCACCAGTTGTTACAGCAGATGATAGACCAGCATCAGAGAAGAGGTTACCATTTGCAAATAATACGTTACCATATGTGTAACCTGATCCACGTGCTTCAATCTCAGCAGATGTAATTGTACCAGAACCATTTGTTACAAACTTAACTTTACCACCTGTACCATCTCCTTTGATGCTAGTGTATAGAGTTTGTGAAGCAGGAAGACCTGATCCAGCATTCTCAATCAAAGCAACATCAGCAGCACCAGCAACAGCAGCACCAGTAACAGCAGTTCTAGATGCGTTAGCAGGAAGAACTATTGGCATAAAGTCTGATGAAAGGAACTTAAGAACATCATCAGTAGGAATAGTATACATGTACTTCCAGATGTACTTAGCACCAGTTGTCTCTGTATAAAGACCAGTTGCTGAGTCGTAGTTAGCACCAGAAACTAATGGTTCCTCTGTTGCGTTCTGTCCAGTTGTGTTTGAAGGATCTTCACCATTGTAAAGACACTTGAATACTTCATATGCAGAGTTCATTACATAGAACTTAGCATCAGCAATACTTGTAGCACCTGTAGCAGCCGCTTTACCAATTTGACCACCGCCACCTGGTGTAGCAGAATAGTCAGGTTTCCACATGTCAAACTTAGGGTTAGCTACTAAATCCCAGTTGTAACGGCGGATAACTGTTCTTGCAAAAGAATCAGTAATACGTTTGGCAGCAATTAATTCGTCGTATAGAGCAATCTTTTCTCTCTGATTGTCTAAAGGAAGTGGTGGAACATCTTCAGTAGCGTAACGATATACACCAGAGACTGCTGTAGCACCTGTGTCAGAACCTCCAGCACCACCTGTTCTACCTTTCAATGCAGATCCAAGAGGAGGAGCAGAGTTAACGCCAGAACTTCCAAATACGTCGGTTAATAATAAAGCACTGTCGTAAACTGCAGAAACTGTGGCACGAAAAGCAGTTGATCCGTATGTTCCAACATATACCTCATTACCGACTACAAAAGCCGTTGAGTTCTTGGTATGTATTTCCAGATATGCTTTCCACGGTTGTGGTCTTCCCACAAAGAAATACATTCTTGATCTTTCCGCACTGGTGTCCGTTGCACCTTCGGTTAAAGATTCTAAAAATTGTTTAGCGTTAAAAATTCTAAACTTATCAGAGATAATAGCAGCCATTGTTTTTCTGTTCCGACGTTATTGTAATATGTGCCTGAGTTATTTATACGTTTATTTATACGATTGATATAGGTACCATCTCAGATCCAGACGTAATCTGATTAGCACCGCTATGTAATGTACATCCAGTAAACTGATTTGAGGTCTTACCAGTGTATTTAATTACTCCAAATGTACCACCATCAGTATGGTACATGTATCCTGAGGTTGGGAAGTAAGTGGTACTAGCAACTGATATTACACCTGGAATTGATGACTGTGCAGTTTGACTTATCGCTACAGGATTTTGGATTGATGGTAGTCCAAGATTAAACTTATCACCAGATTTCATGAAACTAGAGTCTTTCCTGTCAGTAAAGTCACCAAGAGTTAATGCAGGGAAGTATTGAGTAAGGTCTCCAATTGTTAAGTTAGATACATCACAAACTCCATCATCAAATGAGATGTATTGCCAGTTACCGATAGTAGAACCTACATTTGTAGGAATATAATTTCCAATATAGTCAACAGTTCCAAATCTTACGTTTCTAATTTCAACTATATTTCCACTACGTTGAGTAACAGTGTAGTTGCCAAGATTATTTTCAATTAAATCAACTGTGCTTCCATTTCTTAGTAAGATAGGATCATTAATAAATGCAGTTTCAACATATGTGTCTACAGCACCGCTTGCAGCAGGAGTCAATTCAACTTGTAAATGTGACTTAGTTGGAGACATTTCACTTGCTGGAGAAATTTGTCTCTGTACTTTTCTTTCAAATCCACCAGCAGCGGATGATACGTTAACCATCCTGACATCACTTTCAGACTCGATATCAACAAGACCAGCAGATAGAATTGTAATATCTTCAATTTGTCTGAGATATGTTCCAGCAACCCAGTTTTGTTCTAACGTTCCTTGATATCCTCTAATAATTTGATAGAATCTATCAGCAAGTTTCTTCTCATAATATATAACCTCATCACCAATCATCAATCTACCACTAGGAGCAAACTTACTGGTATCAGCAATATAAGCAATGACGTCACCAATGTTAAAGTCAAGATCCAATAATGCAGCATTCTCAAAGTAGTTGATATTACTGATTGCATTATTAGGAACATCAATTTGTGTTGTTGCTGTAATTGCCCTAGAAACAGTAGAGATAGAATTTAGTGATACAATATCTTGAACCTCTGCAGAAACTACAGTTGTAGTATCTTGAAGTCTTAATACACCACCCTCACCGTTTATATCAACAACAGGTGGTGGTTCAATGAATATAATTTGAGCACCGTCAGGTTGTTCAATACCTGGTGGCATATCAAATCCAGATTCACCCTCTACAATATTGTCCTTATCAATTTGAATTTCTGCAGTTATCTTACGAGAGACATCTGCTGGACTGGAAAGATCAACAGAGGAGAAAGAGAATGCATCAACTAATCTGTTACCAAGAACATCAATGGTTGATATGACTAAACTACCTTGAGAGACATCTATATAAGGTCTCATGGCAATATTAATTTTTGATACACCGATATCTCTTTCACTTAAGAGATCAAAACCTCTAGTTGTAATTACTTTAGGTGCTTTAGTATAACCAGAACCACCATCAATAAGATCAACACTAATTACTTGACCTTTACTTACAAGAACATTTGCTCTTGCACCACCACCATTACCATCTAATGACTCAAACTTAAGTATAGGTGGTGTAAAATACTGATATGCAGTTGGTTGTGTAAGTGGATCATAACTACGTTGGTTCCATGTAAGAGATATAACAGATCCATTCTCAATAGTTGCTACTACTGATAAACCTTCCCCTCTCGTAATTCCAGTATAAGACTCAACTGAGACTGTACCAAAAATATCGTCAGAAGTTTGTTCTCCACTTCTACCATCTTTACTTGTAGATTCTACAGGAAGTTTTTTAATCTGTCTAAATCCTTCTTCTCCATCTACTCTTATATTGTCATTATTAGAAAGATATACAAATGGTGCTTTGTATGTCTTACCATAGTTACTTCCTGACCAAATAGCATTATCATCTTTAAGAATTTTTCTTCCGTCACCATCTTCTTTAAAGTTAAGAAGTTCATTTGATATGTCTGCATCTGCTAGTACATATGTGTTACTGTAATCACCCTTAGATGCAAATGTGTAATTCAAACCAGCTTCTATAGTAGGGTTTTGACATTTTAATTCAAACACTACATTATTTCCAGTTCTAACTGGGTTTGAAATTTCACCAATAATATTCTTAGTTCCATTTGCCCTTAACTGCCAAACATGTATAGGAGCACCAACTTTGTCACCCATCCAAGTATATCTCAAGAATGTATCCATATTTGCTTGAGAGGCACTAAATGAAAATGATCCTTGACCAAAATAAGTGTCAGGTGCAAAATCATATATGTTTAATATCTGTCCAACATCTCTACCATAAAGATAACGCATGTCAATCTGCATTTCTTTTTTGATAGAATCATGGAATGTGATATTAGGACCTGATACTGTATACGCCTTTCCTTTTACTTGTAATACACCATCTAAAAATACATACAAACTATCTTCAGATTCAATACTTTGAACAGTGCCATCTAATACATCAAGAATTAAGAAAGGTCCGTTTCTGACACCATCTACTAATTCATAGTCAATAGTAAGTCTCTTATAATTACCAACGCCAATTCCTGCAATCTTTTCTACTGCAGTTGGTTCACCAATAGTTTTAGCACCTAAGTCTTGATCCCATATAGGAGCAACGTCAAACTTAATTACGTTAGGAATAACAGTCCTATCAATCCAGTATGCGTCTTTTAATGGATAATTCTCTGTAAACTTAGGTCTTTGTAACACAGAGTTGATTGTAAGAAATAGATCCTCATCCTCTTCTGTATCCACTGCAGTATTATCATCCCAATATAATTCAAAATCTGTAGTTTCACCATCAATGTAATCAGGTAAACTTTTTGTTACAGATTCTTCTTTAATGACACTACTTAGATTTTCATATAAAGAATCCATAGATGAGATAACAGTAGTACACTCTTCTGCAGGAAGTAAAGGATCACCGAGTATATTGTAATTAGAGTATGTTACTGTATTAGTCCAGTTACCAGATTTGTTTTGGTTGACTGGAGTTTTTTCAACAAGTCCACGCCCTTCTGTAAGAATAGTATTGACTATACTATGATATGTGTTCAATGTGCTTTCTACGTCAGCACATGTAGGAGATAATGAGTCAACTATTACATTAGGATCTTGACCAGGCAATTGATTTCTCATTGCTTGAATCATTAAATCTCTTGCGTATGCAAAAGTAGCAATAGTCTCAGTTAATTGTCCACTAATGTAATATAACTCCTCACCATATGGATAATCATTTTGTTGATAGTATAGTTGTGCTGCCTCTACAATCTTAAAGTTACCACCCATCTTAAGATGATAAACATATGCGTCTATTATAAGACCTATATCTCTACCACACTTAGTAGCAATAGTTCCCCAATTTAATGAGGGATATTGTGTTTGTGCCCAAGATAAAGATTGTGATACAATATATGATCTATTGAGAGCAATTAATTCTCCTGCTTTGTAGAACATACCTTTGTTCAATGCACTCCAACCAAATTTTGCTTGTGTTGAACCTGAGAAAGAAAGAGGTACTGTGACAGTTGCACCAGGTGGCACACTGAATGTAGATCCTAATGGAACCTGTGCAGTATTAGTGCCAATAGTAATTGTACCAGTTGTGCCACTTACAGGAGTAGTTCCAGATGGTGCACCCCCGCCACCACCAGAGTTTGCTAGTGCAGCATTACTTACTGTAACTTGTGTCTCACTATCAATGGATACAATTTTAGTTCCTTCTGGATACGCCTTACCAGAACTAACAAATAAACCAACAGCAAGATTTTTGGTGCTTGTTACTTTTATTGTATTTTGACCTTGAATATATTCAATACCAATGTCAATAAAATCCCAATTACGAATTGCCAATTTTGCTAGTCTAGTAGCGTACTCAAATATATTAATAGATTCTGTTTTATTATTTTGAATGTATAGATACTCACTACTTGTATTAAAGATAGAGGAATAATCAATTGTTTTAATATTTCCACCAAACCTAATATCATGTTGATAAGCATCTAAAATTGCACGAATGTTTCTTTCATAATCATCTTGTTTAGTTGCCCAATCTAATGATGGATAAGTTGCTTTACCATATCCAACAGTTTCATTTACAATAAATTCTACATTTCTTTCTATTTGATTTGCAGCATCAATCCATGTTCCACCACGCTGGAATATATTTCTTACTTTCTTAAAGTATTTTGTATTATATTGATTATCTTTAAATGTAAATACCTTTCCATAGAAACTAACACCATCAAGAGGTGGTTCTGAAAAAACAATTTTTCCATTACTTACAGTATATGAAATGCCAGGTTCTTGTATAACTCCATCAAGAGTTACAATCATATTTTTCTGCTTACCATCTGCAAGAGAGAATGCTACTCCATCTTTTAATGTATCAAATGATGTGGTTCCTTGTAATCTACCATCACTATCAAATGCACCATTGAATACCGCACCCAATGTGAATTCAAATATCTCTACTTCATTAAAATTAAATTCACTTGTTGATGCAGTACCAAAACCTCTACGTATTCTCTGATTCTCTACTTTTTGTACAGTTTGTGTAACAGTTCTTCTTGTGTTCTCAACTGTAATTTTATTTTTGTTAGGATCCCAAAGTTGTACAACAGTGAAGTGTGCCGCCTTCTGTGGATTCTCAGGCATTTCAGTTTGAGCAGTTGCTTCAACATCTACCTGACCAAATAGTTTAAAACCAGCAGGGTGTGTTGTTGCTTTAATAAGATCACGCCATTCTTCAATTGAAGTTCCTGATTTTACAACGTAAGAATAATCTTGATAAAAGAAACTGTCTAATATTTTTTGATTTTGTACACCTAATTTTCCTTTGTCTGATTGATAGTAACCTAAGTTATCGTAAAAACTAGAAATCTCTTCATCAAAAGTAGTTACAAAAATAGATTGTACAGTACCAGACACTGGCATCAATGTAGATTCTATAGAAATATTTTCACGAACAATACCAGTAGTGTTTGCTACTTTGAGTAAATTAGATCCAAATCTCCATTCTACAACTGTTCCTCTGAACACTTCTATACTATTAATTTTTTGTACTACTTGTTCACCTAATCTAAAATTACCATTATAATCTTTTAAAACAAGAATATAATTAGAACGGAAAGTAGAAGATACAGTTTTATCTAAGTGAAATGCACCACCATTTGATGTAATTCTTACAGTTTGTGGAACTCCTATACTATTACTTACAGCGTATGCCTCTACATCTCCTTCTATGATTACAATTTCTGGAGCATAAGTATATCCTTTGCCTGGTTTATCTACTGTGATAGAAGTAACTTTACCATCTCTTACAAGAACATTGAATTTTACATCTACACCATCAGATTTTGTAACTACAACTTTAGGATTTACATAGTTAGATCCTTCATTTGTAATATTAACTCCAGTAATTATTTGTGATGCTGTATCAAATATTACAGTTCCTGATGCTCTATAAGATTCTGCAGGATCAACACCAGTAATAACTGGAACTTTCTTGTAGTTTAATCCTAAATTTATAATTCCGACTGTATTAATCTTACCGATAGCGAACTGACCAGTAGTAGTGTAAGAAATGGATCCAGAACCATCCCAAAGAGGAGTACTGGTAACATCATAGACAAAGCGATTTGGTGTAACATAATTGATAGTCTTAATTCCTTGTAATGGATCTGTTATGATCTTAAAATATGCTCCTTCTGAGTTTACTACATTTTTATTATCAAAGTAATAGAAGTTTGTAAAATCTGTTCCTGTTTTTGTTTCATATGTATTAGTAGAAAGTCTGTAACCAAATCCAAACTTAACATCTGTAAATGATCCTGCATTACCTGGTAATATTGTAGATTCTATTTTTTCTACAGTAATTAAATTATAACTTCTACTTGGACTAATATCAAAGTAAGTCCCAGTGAGACTAGAATGAGACGTATCAAACTTGTACTTATAAAATTCCTGTAGATCTATATTAGGATTAGGTACAAATGTACTATTATCTTCTGAGAATTCAAATTTATACAATACATCTTCTGCAGATGTTACAGCAACTAATCTTTGTGGCGTGCTAGTATCAAAGAAACTAGAACTTAACACAACTTTACTTGCATTAGTGTTTAGTGTTGCATAATCATATACAACAACTATCTTATGTGTTACAGGATCATATGATTGTATATAACCTGATAATGAACCACTAAAAATTTGGTAATTATTTGTAAAGTTATATTGACCTTTGTAAAGAGATACTTCCTGTCCATCAAAGTGATCTACATCTGTAGTTCCTTCTTGTCCTCTAATTACAGAAATGTCATTTCCATTAATACCAGCAATTTTTAGAATCTCTTGTCCAATCTGTATTAAATCATTTGTTGCAAATCCTTGTGTATTATCTACGGTAACTTTTGTTACACCAGCAGCAACACCAACATGTCCAACATATATTGTGAATCTTGCTGTTGATGTAGATGCACCAGATCTTACTAAGTCTTCATCAGCAACTGATAGATAATCACCTCTTGCATATCCCACACCAGCATCTTGTATTTGTATGCCAGAGACTACCCCTGCAGAAGATACAGTAAAGGTAGCAGTTGCTCCAGATCCCGATCCACCAGAAAGAGCAACGCTAGTGTAAGTGCCAGCTGTATAATCAGCACCACCATTAAGAATTTCATATCTTCCTATTCCAGTAAAATTGATATTTGTTTTTGCACTAGGAGGTGTTAAAATTGCCTCTTGATATAATCTTTTTCTTACATAATATGTTTTTGTTTTAGTAGCATCATCAGGATTGATATCAATCACTACTTGATCTCCAATTCCCAATCCATGGTTAGAAGTTGTTTCTACTAGAGCAACACTTTGATTAACTTCAAATGGTTCTAATCCATCACTAAGAGATGTGAGTCTTACAATTCTAGTTCCAGATGTATTGAACAAATCATTAGATTGTATGAAGTAATCATCATTTACAATCCATGTGCCTGTAAGAACCTTGATCTGAACTACGTTTTGAGAAGATGTTCCTTCTAATACTTCAGCAGTAGCAATAGGAGCATTTACACCATCAGTCAAACTTAATGTAGCACCTTTAGTATATGAACTTCTTTGATCTAGTAAAATATCAAATGTTTTAATTGCAGCAGAAAATGTACCAGTATTATCAAACGTACCACTTACATTTTTTAATACAATTGTACTATCATTCTTAACAGTTCCAACAATAGTTCCTGATGCACCAGATGATGGTTGTGATAATGTATCATCTGCAAATAAATATGCACTTTGAATAATTGTTAATTTAACAACTTTATTTTCTTTTGATTCTAAGTAGTTGACATCCTTTCCTTTTACAGAAGAAACAATTGCTTCTGCCTCTGAACCTTCTGTTCCAGTATTATTAAAATATACTTGAGAATTTATTGAAAAATTACTAGAAGAATTTTCTACATCTACACCTTCTACATTTCCTTGTTTTACTTCTTCTATTTGTGCAAGGAAACCATCTCCATTACGTGGCATTCCTGCTTGATAAAATCTTTTTGCATTTTTAGGAATATCATTCTGATTGATGTCAGAATTATAGTTACTATCAACAGGTAATGAGTAAAAGTTTTCTCCTATAATGTATGGATACTGCGGTACTTGATTGCTATCAATAGTAATGAAATAAGCATAAGTTCCTTTCGGAAATTCTGGGGTAATACAAAATCTTCCATTGTTTTCATCTAATGTGCCACTCTTATGAGTGTAAGTATAGTCATTGACAAAAGTTCCAATAGGATAGTTTGTCAAGTCAGGACCTTCAGAACGACTACCATTAATAGAATAACTAGATGTCATCCTTATAATAGATGATGTAGAGTCTAAAGAATTTTCATAACCAAACGCACCATAAATTGGATTTCCATCATATGCAAAACCAATAATAGGTGAGTGTGACTTAGACGCTGGTTCTGTTCCAGCATTGTTTAGGTTATCATTGAGAGAAACACGAAGTGCTTTCGGGTTTGCAGTATAACCATAACCATACTCTAATACGTTATTAAAATTATCAAAAACATAACCATTCTCTGTATCTAATTTTGATTCTAATTTTTTATATCTATTGAAATTCCATTCTGTAAGAAGAGGTATACCAGTTGCTCCACTACCCACTGGAACTACATCAACAATTATAGTATTTTGATTGTAAAAATTACCTTCTGCAATCTTATTAAATCCAGTAATCTGTCCATCAGTATTAACAACTGATTCAAACTCAGCAAATCTACCTCTACCAGCATTGTCTCTAATTACAATTTGTGGAGGTGAGGAATAAAATTCACCAGGATTATCAAGTATTAAACTTGTTACTTTACCACCAGTAACTACAGCACGAACAGCAGCATTTCTACCAGATGTAATTAATATGTCTGGAGTTCTAGGAAATACATCAGCAGTATCTACACTTATGCTTTCTACAACTTGTCCTGCTAATATTGCTCTTGCTTTATTAGGTACTTGATCAATCAATACAAATGGTGGTCTTACATATCCAGTTCCACGAAGATCAACCTTGATTTGTTCTAACTTACCATATCTAATACTTTCTGGATCTTTATAACCGTAGAAAGGAACTCCATTTAATCCAATTCCAATATCTCTCTTAGGTGTAGGATATGTTTCTGTAGTTCTTGTTGCTTGCTTTCTAATAATACGAAGAAGTTTTTGATCTAATAATGTTTGATTAAAAGTAGAACCATCTAAAACTTTATGTGATGGAAAACTAGAACTAGCAATATAATAATATTGGTCATCTGCAAGTATAGCAGATACATCAGTAGAAACTTGATTTAAGGAAGTAGCGACTGTTGGAAATGTAGGAATATTTGGAGATGCACCAGTTCCCAATACCCATCTAGTCTGGTTTGTACCCACATTTACAATTTTAGAATCATCAGTCTCAAAACCAGGATTTGATACTTGAATTTTATCACCAACTGCAGAATATGGTTGTGCATCTGATGGTTGTAAGTTATATACAATACCCATCGTTAACAATGTCACACCAGAACCACTAATAGTTACTGGTTTGTATACTGGTGTACCAATATCATATTGTACAGCAGTCTGTGCAGATCTATTGTCTATAATAAATTGATTTACAGTCTTATCACTAAATGTAATTGTCTCATTTCCAATCAATACTGATCCTGTAGCATCCCAACCAGTAGTAGAGAAAACATCAATTCTATCTCCTGCTGTTGTTGCGGTTCCTGTTAATACTTTCTCAAGTTGAGTCTTAGTTGAGACACCAAATACACCATTAACTGTCTCTGGTGCTAAAACTATGTTGTAGATTACTTCATCATCTCTAGTTCCATCTGCATACACGTTGTCTACAACAGCATCTGCATAATCATACTCTTCTGTATCAGACTGAACAATTTTCTTTCCTATTAAATTTTTTACATCACCAGATACAACCTTACACTTAAGTGCATATACATTTATCCAATCAGCATCAGATGATTTGTATGTAAAATCTCTTGGTTTGTATACCTCAGGTTTGAATACTTTTGGTTTTCTTCCTTCTCCAGTCACAAGAGTCATATAACCCTCATCACCGTCTAGACCTGACATGTAACGATGGTAAGCACAATAATAATAAACTCTGTTAGTCTCACCTAACTCCATCATAAATTCTGGTTGGAATTCATTAGTATAATTTGTTTTTACACCATTAACAGGAGCAGTATTATAATATAATTCTCCACCAAGTAATGTACCCTCTCTAGTTGTGCTAAACTTCATAGGGTGACCTTCTGGATGCACAGGCATTGGTAGATTAGAAGGATCAGACTGGTTCCATATAATTTGCCAGTTCTGTCTCATTATTATACCTTCTGGTGCAAGATAATACTTACCAGTCTCAAAAGGACCGAAGATACGTGCAAACTTACCAAAATCAATGTAGAAGATTCCATTGGGGAAGGTAATTACTGTTCCAGCAGTGAATGATGCTCCTACTTTACCTGATATTACATCAGAAATTGTAAATGAACCTGATAGTTGTCTTAAATATATTCTTGTAATTTCATTTTGATCGTTTCTAACAACCTTAGCAACTTCACCACTAGCATTTCCACCATTCTGAAATATTCTATCACCAACCGAAAATTCACCACTTGGATTTGTAACATTTATTGCAACATTATCAAACTCAGATTTTATAAACCACTCAAACTGTGCTAAATTTGAACGTGCATTTGAATCTACATCTTTATCAACAAGAGTATTGAAAATAAACTTAATAGAACTATCAGTTCCTTTTGCTTTATAAAAATTCTGTATGTTTTTTATTAAAGTTCTTTTATCAACACTACCTCTAAGATATTTCTCAGGAAAAGAACCTAGATATTGTTTCTCGAAATTTTTGACAAACGCATATAAGAAAAGATTGCTTATGTTTTGAACTTTTTGACCAGCATTATGTGCAGCAGCAGTTGTGCTTACAAAATTACTTTTACTGTATAGATCACCTAGTTTTGTATTACCACTAACACCCCTAGAACAACCTTGTAAGGTAGTATCAGTTCTAGTTGCATAAAAAATTATTTCATCATCAATTTTTACGTATCCATCTTGTTTTGGAAAACTCGTTGCATCTTGTAGTACAATTGTGTTATCAGAATTACTGATACTAACGTCCAAAGTATCATGCTGTCTAAGTAAGTTTTGTTCATAGTAATCAATATCTGCGTATTTTTGAATATTGTTAATAACATCTAAAGTACCACCCTGCAACTCCTGTGCTTCATAGTACTTTGTTACAAACTTACTGAAAAGTTCGTATTCTGTACTAATGAACTCAGGAAGCTGTGTCTCTATTAGAGTGGAGATTCGCTTTGTTTTTACAGCAACCATTTACTTACTCTTTATATGCAGTGAAGGATGAATTAGGAACATCAACGTCAAGGTATACTTCACGCATTGCCTTGATGTCATTTGATAGTGGTCTTACTCTTAGTGAAATACGATTATCAAAGAAACTACCTTTAATAATTGTAAGAGCATACATTTTTAACTCACCTTTTACATAATCTATATCACCGATATCGCTGTCGAGGACAACCTTCTCACCAGTTACGCTATCTAGTCTATATAGGACAATTTTCTTATCCCTATCTTCTACATAGACATCAAAATTAGGATACTCAGTTACCCTAAACCCAGTAGATGACAAAACTGGATCATCACAGTCTTCATCAAACGCATTTTGAAAACATACCTCGTAATAGAAGGTAGAATTAAGAGAAGGATAGAAGTCTTTTCTCATCATGAGACTTGTGAGATTAGAATTAATACTAACATCAGCATCATCTATAACACCTACAAACTTACTATACCTAAACTTACCATTAAATTTCTCAGTATCACTTTCATTAATATAACCTTGTATAGCAGTGATTACACTATCTCTAATATTAGCGGGAGTCTGATCTGTTACACCTCCGTCATAATAGATCTTACTTGTCATCTCAACATAGAGAATAGAAGGATCTACTATTCGTGGTTCTACAGATGCAACAACATACTTTTTAAGATCAGCAATTATTTGTGATTTAGTCAACGATGTAAGATAACTTGCATCAGTTGGTTTTAATACAATGAATACCTTTCCATATTCTGGTGGATCTTGATCCTCTCCACCAAATATAATGATGTCACTTGTTGCTGGATATACTTTTCTTACAATTGCTTCATAGTCCTGTGCGGTCACTGCACGGTCTTGTGTGCCATATGCTTTTGGAGCAGTGTATTTTATCTTAGCAGTAGTTTCTACCTCTTCACCACCCGCAGAAGCAACGCTTGATACAATTGATGTTGCAAAAGAATTAGGAGAAACTCCATTTTCATTTTCTATTACACCAGAAAATACAAATGCCCTGACACCATTACTCGCAGGTCCTGATGTTGTCAAATATGATACATCAATACGTGCATTGTTTTCTAATTTTTTACCTAGAACACCATCACCCATTAAAATTTCATATCTACCATCCTCTATTTCATCTATAAAGAAAACTTTTGAGTCACCATCAACTCCTAATATGTTATCAGCAAGTAAATATGGTTCATTAAATGAACCACCAGTAGGATATACAGTGACTGAAACTGTGTTAGTATCAATATTTGGATTATCTAATATAAATCTTTGACTTTTAGATGCATTGTTGACTATAAATTCATTCGTTAATAATGTTCCTTCTCTAACTGGCACATTAATAAACGTTGCAACATCATTTATTACTTGTGCTTTTACATCACTTGTAACAACATAGTTGTAAATAACGTTATCATAAGTACTAATAAATCCTGTACCTTGCTTTAGGTTTAACTCTTTATCAGTTGTTGGATTGGTATAAGTGACTGTAAATGAGATGTATGCTGTAGGAGAGGTTGCACTCTTCGGTCTATACCCTAACTGCTTTGCTAATGCTACTACGTTGTCTCTTAAGGTAGCAGAATCAATGAATAGTTCATTGACTACCATGTTTGTATTAAATGCTGTATAGTAGGTATTATAAGCAAGTGTATCTATTAGAGTTGCTAATGCAGACCCTTCAAAATCATAATCAGTAAAATCATTCTGACTCCTCAAATATTCTTTGAGTTGAGTTTTGATGTTATCAAAATCTAAATTGGCAACCTGAGTATAAGGCATTATCGTGTACGCTCTAGAAATATATCTATTCCCACTGCTCTGTCTTCTCTACCCAAAATCATATACTCCAACTCTACTTCATATCCATTTTCGTCAGTTCGTGGATAACAGTTAAGTCCTTGAATTGATATTCTAGGTTCGTACCTATTAAGAGTTTCTTTAATTTCTTTTTTAATTAATCCAGCAGTACCATAATCTAATGGTTCAAACAATAGATTCTGTAGACCACTTCCCAATTCTGGTTGGAATGGTCTTTCACCTCTTCTAGTAAGTAATAATCCTTTTATTGATTGTGCAACAGCAGCCTTATCCTTTACAGTTACTAAATCGTCAGTAACAGGATGTTTTTTGAATGTGACACTCAAATCTTTAAAGGTTGAGACTTCTGGCATCTAAAGACAGCATGGGCTGCTTTTATTTATCCATCTTTTCTGAACTTAGTGCACTCGTCAAGGAATTCCTTCTTTCTCTTCATCTCAAACAATTCTCTTTCGTCATTCTTCTCAATTTTATCTAACCATTCTTGTGCATCATACTCAGAGATGAGTTTCTTGCCACTTTTCTTAAATTCTTCAGATTTGTCTACTTTAATTACCATTTGTTTTCTCCTTAGGTGTTTCCCAGAAATAATCATCGGTATCTCCTAACCGCCCCCACTCAGTTCCGTTCTCGACCTGATACTCTATGGTAGAAACCTTAAAGTCTGGTGTCTTGGGTTCTTGTGGAGTGATAGAGAGGTCATACAGACGCATCCTATTGTTAGGATACAATGCATACTGTCCATTCTCTAGTTGGATACAATTATGACTCTTATGCTCTTGTGGCACTTCGCTTACATTATTATCTATCACATCAGGATTCGCATGGTAGTTATCAAGAGTAAAAATATATTGCCCTTTCATCAGACCATGGTCTCTTGTCCGTATCTCCGCATCCATAGAAGATATGAAACCTTTATTGATTGCCATCACACCGTAATCCATACAATTCCAAAATTGCAGATTCTCTAGACTCATATCGGGCGTCGGCGTTTTCGGTGCTCGGAGAAAAGCACTTATAGGTAGTTTATCATACAACGCACCATACTCAGGTAAATACGTCTCAAAATAAAAAGCACGACCAGGTATACTCTTACAAGCAACCCAGACGCCCTCGACAAACTCACCAAATCCACTTTGATGGTCAGTCAAATATTCTTTACGTACCCACACCTTCTCAGAAGGCAAATTACAAATCAGATTCATTTATGATGAAATACCTCAACGTACGCTTGACATTTTGGACAAGTGAAGTTAGACCAGAAGTCATACTCAGACTCCTCGTTATCATTCAACTCATCCATGGAGTTATCCCCACCCCATATCAACTCAGTTCCGCAGTGCCAACAGTTCATTGTATTACAGGCATCCTATTATCTTCATAAGGACCTGTTTGTCTTGGAGGTTGCTGCATTAACCTTTTCTGTATCATAATGCTGATAGTCTTGTCAAACCATGCATCTAGTGATTTAGACATCTGACGATATCCTGTCCCAACATAAATTTGTCCTGCAACTACTACAAAAGTAGCAGCACCCCAGAACATGTAATATGCAGAAGACTTAAACTGACTTCTAACTTTCGTTATGTAATTTTTAACTTTCATTTCACCTTAAAGTATTGTATCATAAGATATGTGTAGTATGCCATAGCACATACACATGCCATTCCAATTAATAATTCCATTATTTACCTTGTCCTCTATATCTCTTTCTAGCTTTGTTTCTACTCGTTGCAGAATACTTGGTATGTTGCCCAGTACCTTGACGAGTCTTTTTGGGTGTTGTTTCAATAGTCGGGGTAATACCCCATCCACCCTTTGCTTTTGCCATATTTAATTAATATTACTACCAATTACTATTTTAGTATGTTGATACGGTCCTGTCAAGGGTCTGTTTGAATTTACTACATCACCACTTACAACAGGAAACTTTCCATCAATCAAAACACTGGTATTAACAACTGCTTTAACTGTTCTCGGAAGTGCACTACAAGGAAGAGGATCATTTGCAAAACCTGGTGCTGCTGTACAAGCATAAGGATCACCTGCAATAATCAGTAAAGGTTGACTACCTTGAACAACTACTGAAGTTGGAACTGG